ACTTCAGGAATAGACGGGTCCAGCATGGCCGCTGGCCGGTCCGCGTGGGTGTATTTGACCTTGGCAAGGTGCAAATGGCCGTTCAGGGCCGCGTAGCGTGCAACATAGTCGGCCGTGCTCATTCCGGCCGCAAACGCCGGGAAATGGCGTTTACTGCTATCGTGCTTAACATGGCCCTTGGGCCGGGTCAACTTGGCGCCCTTGCGCCCTTTGGACTTGTCAATCAGCGCCAGTAGTTCGCGCGTCGGTTCGGCGTTTTCGGGTTTGACTGTAAACGTGGCTTTTTCGTGGGTGATGGTAATCATGGCGTCATGTTCCAAAAGTAAAGGACGAAGGGCGCGCTGATGAGCGCGGCGAAGATGAGCGCGGCGAGGAAGTCGCGCGGAAAAATGGGCCGGCGTTGGGGTTCGGGGGTGTAGTGCTGTCTCATGCTGTCACCTCCTGAAGGCCGGCGATGTAAGCATGCATGAGGTTTGCCAGTTCGCGCTTGGTGACGTGGCCGCCAACGATTGGGCAGGAGACGCCGCCGCCTTCGTTGTGCATCCGGTGCAGGCAGACGCCGCCGTAGGCGTGGCTGAGGTGATAGTTTCCGACTTGCGCCTTGCCGTTGACGTAGGGCGCGGCGGGCATGCCCGTGACGCGGTTAAGGCGGTCGACGATGGCTTGCAATTGGGCTTCAGTGACGCGGTTCATGATGGTCTGTCCTTTACTGAACGGTGACGCGGGCGTAGGCGTCAAGTTGGATGTAGGCGTAAGCGTGGCCGGCTTGCAAGAACTCGCGCTCGGTGCCGGTGAAGTTGGCGCTGGGGCTATGAAAAACCTGCTCATGGTGGAATGGCCGGGTTTGTTTGTAGCCGGCGGCTTGCACGTCGTTGGGCAATTGGATGAGGGGTTGCATGGTCTGTCCTTTACTTAATTAAGCGCGGCGCTCGGCCGCGCGAGGGTTGATGAGGGTTAGATTTTGGCGGTCTGTTTTGCGAGGTCATACATAGACCAGCAATCCCTGCCAGACCAGTGCGCGAGGTCGTCGGGGTCTGCGACCACACGCGCAACCTCGCGCAAGATGTAGAAGTTAGACCAGTCATCCTCAGCGCGAGGGAATTGGTATTGCAACCAGCGCTCAAAAAAGCTCATGTAGTCTGTATGGGTCATGTCGTCGCTCCTAGTGGGTTGGTGAACCGTTAGTGTAAGATATTTCCTTGCAGCTATGAACTAGGGATAAACCCTAACCAGCTTGGCGCGCACGTTAACGCGAAACGATGAGTCGCCAGCGTGTACATAGACGACACCCTTAGGCGTGCGCTGATGTACTTCAACAGGAGCGGGCAAAGCTGGCGCGGCCGCTAGGCTTATGACCTCAAGCTGGCTGCGTGTGATTGCGCCGCGCACATGGAGCACGGAAAGTAGGTCATAGAGATGGTGGCGGTCTTTGACGTGCGGGAAGGATAACAGAGGGGCTTTTGTGGGCATGGTGCGCTCCAGGTGGTTGATAGGAGCGGGAATAATACGCTAGATCGTAGAAATACGCAAGCGTGTAGTTTATAGGGTCGAGATTGTGTCGTGTTGGGTCGTGTTGAAGTGGTGTCGTGACCCATACGCGGTCCCAATGAAAACGGGGCTTGTTGGGTCATATTGTCATGTAGTGTATAGGTAAGAAAAGGGGAAATATATATTGTATACAGTTTGGTGTACGGTCTCGACTGCACCGGCGCCGCCAGCCGCCGCGCTGGGGGGGTCAGCCTCTATCAACTTTCTGGCAAGATGACCCATAAATGCCTCGGACGCACCTAACTTGTTGATTCATAAGGCTTTTTCGATGGGTCATCCTAAAAAGCCCAGAATGACCCATAAATTCCCCGGCTTGCGCCTTATGGGTCATTTGGGTCATCAGTCGGCCATGACCCAAATGACCCATGACCGCCAGACCGCCGGCGCGCAGCTACGGAAGCCCTCGACCCTGCGCCGCGTGACAATGTGACAATCTGACCCAGGCCGTCGCCCAGGCGGCGCGCGGCCAAAACCGAGGGGGGGGAGGGGGCCGGGGGCTGGCCGGTCACGGCAGCGGAGGGGCTACAAAAACTGCGAATTTTTTTATTGAAATTTAAAAACGCAAGCCCTATAATTGCGACATGGAACATGAACTTTTACGCGCTGCGTTTAGCTACGACCCCGCAACTGGCGTGTTTACGCGAAAAAAGAAGTGGGGGTCTAAGCCCGTTGGCTCAGTTGTTGGTGGCCTTAGCCGAGACGGGTATGTGCAAATAGCGTTTAACGGCCGAACGCACACAGCTCAGCGACTAGCGTGGCTGTATGTGTACAAGCAGTGGCCTGCGGGTGTGATTGACCATATAAACCGCAACCGCACCGACAACCGTATAGAAAACTTACGCGACGTAGGGCGCTCTGAAAACGCCAACAACTCGGGCCCGCAGCGGCGTAGCCAATCTGGCGTAAAAGGTGTATCCTTGCGACCACTGCGTAATGGTAGGCGCCTAAAAAAAGCTTGGAGAGCGGACATCGTGGCTAACGGCAATCGAAAATTTTTAGGGAACTTCTACACAATAGAAGACGCTGCCCAAGCGCGCGCAAACGCTGAGCGGGAGCTTTGGTAATGTTCGAGACCCTGCCATATGAGCCGCGTCAGTTGCAAGCGACTGAAGACCGGCTGCATCGCATCTACAAGGCTGCCAAGCTCGGCCTCAAAGGCGACAACTTGGCGCTGGCCGCAGGCATGTTGCCCAAGGAGTACGCCAGGCTCAAGCAGTTTGACGAGATCGCGGAGTACGCTGAACTCAAGGGCCGCGCCGAGGGCGAGCTGGAGATGAGTCACCTGCTGCACGATGCTGCGGCGCAGGGCGACGCCAAGGCGGCGCTGGCGATCCTCCAGAACGTCCACGGCTGGGTAGCCAAGCAGGCCATTACAGTAGATGTGAATCAGTCGATCAGCATCACAGCGGCGCTACAAGAGGCCGAGCGGCGCGTCCAAGACGTTGTGGACGTCATCGAGAACAACCCAAGCCAAGTGCTACAACATGCAGACCACACGTTACAGCGCGCAGGATGAGCAGGAGCTGATGGCTCGGCTATGGAGCCCGGCCATCAAGGACAACCCGCTGGCGTTTGTAATGTTCGCCTACCCGTGGGGCGTCAAGGGCACGCCACTGGAGCACTTTACTGGCCCGCGCAAGTGGCAGCGCGAGGTGCTTGCGACTATGGCCGAACACATCAAGAAGAACGGCGGCAAGCTGGACTTCGACGTGCTGCGCCTGGCAGTCAGCTCGGGCCGGGGTATCGGCAAGTCGGCGTTAGTCAGTTGGATCACGGACTGGATGCTGTCCACGCGCATCGGCTCAACGACCATCATATCGGCCAACAGTGAGTCACAGTTACGCAGCATCACTTGGGCCGAGCTGACAAAGTGGTTGGCGATGTCAATCAACAGCCACTGGTTTGAAGTAAGCGCTACCAGACTGATGCCGGCCAAGTGGCTGACGGAACTGGTCGAGCGCGATCTGAAGAAAGGCACTAGATACTGGGGCGTTGAGGGGCGGCTGTGGTCGGCTGAGAACCCAGACGCCTACGCTGGCGTGCACAACTTCGACGGCGTGATGGTGATATTTGACGAGGCAAGTGGCATCGACGACTCGATCTGGGCGGTGACCAGCGGATTCTTTACCGAGAACACGCCAAACCGCTTCTGGCTGGCGTTTTCCAACCCGCGCCGCAACACTGGGTACTTCTACGAGGCGTTTAACAGCAAGCGGGAGTTCTGGGCGTCAAAGATCGTGGACGCCAGGACGGTCGAGGGCACCGACAAGGCGGTTTACGAGCAGATCATCGCGGAATACGGGCCGGACAGCAGCCAGGCGCACGTCGAGGTGTACGGTCAGTTTCCAAACGAGGGCGACGATCAGTTCATCAGCATCGGCGTGGTCGATGAGGCGATGAAACGGGCCAAGCATATGGACCAGTCAGCGCCGATTGTGATCGGCGTAGACCCGGCGCGGTTCGGGGCAGACGCTACGGTCATCGCCGTGCGGCAGGGGCGCGACATCGTCAAGCTGATCCGGCACCGGGGCGACGACACCATGACGGTGGTCGGGCACGTCATCGACGCAATTGAGGAGTTTAAGCCGTCGCTGGTCAATATCGACGAGGGCGGGCTGGGGGCGGGG